ACAAGTGATAGAACACTTTATCAATATTCTTTTTAGCTAGTCTCTGAATAGAAGACAATTCAATATAGAGACTTTCTTTCTTTTCGAAGTCCTTCTCTTGTTTATATTTAAGAGGATTGCCTTCTTCTTCTGCTTCCATGTAGTATTCTATAACATCTAGCAGAGGTTTGTTGATAATCCAAGGAGTAGCACTTAGTTTATTTAGAACATCAAAGATCATCTGATGCTCTTCTTTGTTTATCTTACTAGTAATTTCAGGACTAGACTTCTTAATAATAGAGTAGCCTAGAGGATGCATTGCTGCTGTCCAAGGTTCTGGTTTAACATTCATAGGAAACAGATCAATATCATCTTCTACGTTTAGCTCATCCCATAGATCAAACAACATTTTCTTGTTTTTTACTTCTACAGTATAAGTTAAGTATTTTGATCGTTTACCTTTTTTGTCTGTTTTTACTAGTTTGTAGTTTAGTAAACCTACTTCAAAGAAAGATACTAGAACAAAGAAACCAACATGACAAGCCCCAGTGCTATTCCTAGCTAATCGAAGCTTTTGTCGTACTCGACGACCTAGCGTAACAGCTAAGTCTACTAGTGTTGCTTTTCGTTCTACTCCTTTGATAATATGGCCGAAAGAAAACAGAATAATCTTTTTACCCTCTTCTTCTTTTAAAAAGTGAGTATATTGATTTCTGTCAGCTCTAAGTGTGGACTTACGAAAATTGAAATCGTCAATAAGTGATTTTAAAATAGAGTTGTCTGACAAGTTATTTCCTCTTTTTATTCTTATGCTTTATTGTTAAGAGGTAGCTCTTCTATAATTAGTGCTTTGTAGTTATCATCCCAACCAGCTTTTTCCGCTGCACTAAGTACTAGATCTTCTTCTTTTACGTCTTCATAGGTATGCCCCCATTTCTTATCAATAGCTCGAACAAGGTTAGAGAATGATGCAGCTTCTAGCTCTTTTTTAGTCATAGATCACACCAATCTGGCTTTATGCCTGTATTCCAAGTTGGAGGTTTTTTATCTTCCTTCCAACGATGATTTAGATATAGACGATAGGCTAAGTGTACGTCTTTAACATTCTTATAGCTTATACCTGCTCCTTCATTTGCAGCACAGTTTTGAAAGACTAGGATACCTGTGGTTGGTAACTTCCAGTATTTTTCTTTTAACCAAGTAGAACAACTTGTAAAGGTAGCTCTAGACTTGTGAGTTTCTTTAGCTCTATCTAGTAAAGCTTTAGTGTGTTGTAACAACCAGATAAAGTTTTCTTTTGATTGTTTAGTCCAAAGGCAACAAGGATGATTAGGGTTAAAAGATTTATATAGATTTTCATCCCAAATCGGATCTACCTCTCTAATAACTGTTGACATCAATTGACAAGACTCTATGATCATTTTGTTAGCTCGAAGATCATCTAGCCATTGAGCAGAGATTGTAGCTGAAGGGTTACTTGCGAAGATATTCACGGATGCCACTCATAAGCTTGCAGTTCTGTGTTAATAGGGCAGTAACCAGCTGCTCCAATTACTTTATCTGGCATTGCTTCATAGATCCAAGCTTCTACCTCATCATTAAAGAAGTTTGTTAGCTTAACTTTACGTTTAGCTCTTTTATAGAAAGAACCATTACCTTCTAAATGGTCTAGCTCCTGTATAGTATGATCATCTTTCACATAATAAGCTTCTCCTAGTAGAGGCAACCCTTTGGGATTTAGAAAAGCTAAAGGGAACCAGTTAGCATAAACTTGGTACGTTGGTACAGTAATAGCTTTTCCATAGTAAGTACTCTTTTCAAGAAGATAATGGTTATTGTAGCCTTTCTTCAAAGTACCGTAGACAAAGAACAACTCATTCATACTTTAGCCCCCATACAGAAAGTAGTTTTGTGCCTTCAGTCAACACCTCTGGTTTTTCAGTTAGCTCTTCATAACTGTCAGTATCCTTGATCACTAAATATTTGATAAGCTCAGGTTTACTTTTCGTGATAGATTCCTCATTGTAAAACTGAATACCTGCTTCTGTTTTTAGCAGATAACGATTTTTATTCAGTATTTCATCAAACAAACGGTATAATACTGTTCCTTTGATTTTTTTACTATGTTTTGCAGATCCTTCTAGCCAAATTCTTTTAGTACCAACAACATAGAGTTCTTCGTCTATCTTATATTTATACTTAGCCATTATGTTAGCTCCACTTCAACAGTTGTATTCAGCAAGACTTTCTGTTCTTCTGGTGGTTGTTGGTGTACTCCAAATAAAACGTCTAAAGTATTATCGTTTTTTAGTTTTACTTGTATTTGTAGTTTTTTCTTATAAGACCTCTTACTTGTTAAAACAGTTAGTCGAGCTAAGTCTTGTCTACCATAAGAATAAGAGGTAGGATCCGCATAAACAAAAGCTGCCCAAGTGTCTCCTTTTTCATACCAAATAGCTTTTAGTTGAACTTTATGATCACCATAGTAATAGATCTCATCGATGTTGTAGATCATTTATTAAAACCTTTTCCAAAGAGCACACTACTAGGCTTCCAACGTTCACTTGTAGGCAAAGTCAACATGCACAAAGGTTTAAATCCTTGCTCATCAAAATGAGGTTCAAGAATATTCAACCCATAGCTATCTGTTCCATTGTAGAGGATATAGTTTACCTTGTCTAAATCTGGAAACAGTTCTTTAAATTGAGTTTCATTCATACCTGCTTTTAAGTCATAGCTATAAGGCCTAAAAGTTTGAATAAACAAGGTATTATCCAGATTAAGCTTAAGTAGTTCTCTATATTTTAATACTCGTTTTACATCCTTAGATAACCAAAACCGTCTAGCTCCCCATGGTTTATCTTTAAAAACGATGCCTGTTTTTGTTTCTTCATTGTATAACCAATGATTATAACTATGGTTACTTAGAATTTGTTTTGTTATATTCTTCACCAAAAGAACACGAGATTTAGTAGCCTCAAAGTTTCTTAGGATTGAGAACCCAGAGTTAAGTGCTGCATCAGCTTCTACAGTATTTGGCAGTCCGATTGTATTTGATACTAGCAAGATTCACCTCTTTGCTATAAAGAAGAAAAGGAGACTTATATGAACTATTCAACTTATTTTGAAAACAAAGTAGCTACAGTCCTTTCTAATAAAATTAATCTTACAGTTATTAAAATCCAAGCTAAAACTCATCTTGAATTTATTCAAAGCACTGGTCTTTTTGATACATTCAATGAAGTTTATGCGTTTGTTGCACATCTTGATCCTTTCAACTTTGAGATTAAAGGTAACAATGTTACTGTAAAGGTGATGGAGTATGGCGAGTAAGAAAAAGTATAACCGTAAAAGACCTGGCCATTACAAAGCCGCAGAAGGTTTTACGGGTTACAAAAAAGGTTATGAACCTAAATTACAAGAGTTTAGGGAACCTTTTAAGGCATACAAAGTTAATGAAGGAGCTATCGCAATGTTAAAAGACTATGACGAGGGCGGTAGCATGAAGTCTGGCACTGGAGCTAAGGCTCATCGTGCTGCTACCGACAAACTACGAGACTTAGATTTTGATCCACTAGAGCATCTAGTCAACCAATTAGGTGAAATTGATCAGTTACTCAAAAAAGAAAATGAGATGACTAATCCTAGGATCATGGTTATAAACAACCTGGTAAACTGCAAAACACGTATTCTAGAAAGCTTGCTACCTTACCGTTATGGTAAAGCGCCTACTCTTACAGTAGAGTCCGCGGATATTAGAGAACCTATTAGGATTGTTTTAGAGCATGATTTTACAGTTAATGATAAGAAGACCTGATGAGGAGTTGAAAGACTCTACTGTTATAGGTATTAACCTAACAGAACGGGATTGTGTTGATTCTATTGCTCTCCTTCTAAAAGATAAAGTTTCTAAGAAGATAGCTACAAGTTGTTTTAGTTACTATCCTTCTGGTTTTTTCATAGAAGGAGTAGCTTATGGGGAACTTGAACAAGAGCCAATAGATGCTTATGATTTAGAATTGAGAGTATTACATTGATGACTTATGAAGTTGAAGTATGGTGGTTATCACCAAAGACAGCTAAACTAGAAATGGTCTTTGCTAGAGATTTAGATAAAGACACTCAAGATAGACTTATCCATAAGATTTTTAACTATGGTGATTGGTCTGAGTTAAAATCTTATATTGAAAAACATGAAGACAGACCAGTATCTTACATATGCAAGGGTGCTAGAACAGAACGATCTAAGTATAGTGTTGAACTTAGTGTTAAATAAATTTGGGGAGCATAGCGCTCCCCTTTTTTATTTCATAACACACAAAACCCAAGAGTGGTCACGATCTTCTTCTAAGATAATCAGATCTGCAGCTACAATACAAGTCTCTTTACTAGAGAAAGTTGTAGTTAAGAGTCCATTAAATAACGACGCTATTAGGATCCAGGTAGTCATAGCTCACCTCAATAGTTGCTTCTAGGTTTATAGTCTTCTAGATCTTTTTCCAGTCGTTCACTACGAAGTCTTTCTTTTAGATAAGCTTCATAGTAGTCACACTTAACTTCTTTTTGAAGTTTAGTATATTTTACGAAAAGTTCTTCATATAGCTTTTTGTAGTCGGGGATTTCTGCCCACTTAGCCATGGTCACTCCTTTTTAATATAGTCTTCACAGTCAGTACTAAAGTCAGCTACAGCTAAAGGTAAGCCAAAGTTATGGGCGTCAACCCTTAAGCCTTTGTAGATAAAACGAAAGCACTTAGTATTAGCACAATTAGACTCACAGAAAGTTTGATCTTTATAGCACAGAGCCATCTGAACCTCGTTGTTGTTTATCTTCTTCTTTAAAAATCAACTCATCGATTTGCCAACGGTTAATACCCATGTCTAACAAATCTCGATCAGTTAGTCGATTTAACTGCTTAATCGTTTCTCGATGTTTACGCCAAGTTCGCATGTATTTAAAGTATCTTACTACCACATTCTCAGTTAGAAGTTTTTTCACTGTACACCTTTTTAATTAAAGTAAAATCTGGTTCTCCGTAGGTTCCTGAAAGAACACCACTAATAGATCGACCAGTCACTAGATCGTCATAGACTTCATCAACAAGGAAGAAATGCTCTTCCCAACCTTCAAGCTCTGAAGCTAGGGGTGACTCTTTAAAGGCTTCATTATAACTTTTAATAACTACAATGTCTCCTGGTTTTACTTTCATCGTCCTTGACCTCGATAAGGTTTAGTTGTACGACGCTTATGCTTGTTCATAGAACTTGTCTTCATAGCACCTGAGGTATCTGCTTGAGATGTGTGCTTATAAACAACCTTTTGATACTGTCCGCTTTTCTTGCTCATTTTACTTTTCCTTTTGTTACAATATGAAATACAATAATTGGAATACCTAGAAACGAGATAGCAATAGTACCAAGAAGAGCTTTCAGTTTATCTTTGTAAAGTGGTGAAGTTTCTAAAGCAAAACTTGCATAGAACAACACTGACATTAGGTTAATGGTAATAATCATTGGAAGATAATCAAACATTTTTATTTACTCTTTCTGTTAAACTTTTTGATGGGGAGAATTTAACTTTAAAATAAGTTTCTCCTCGATTATTGAGATTGAAAGTTTTAAAGTTTTCTTTGGGCATGATATGCTCTATTACTTCGAAAGTACCGAAGTCTCTAAAAATAACGTAGGAGCGATCAACAATAGCTTCTGTTATTGTTTCGAAAATAATTTTTACGGCATCTATCACAATTTTTTGTTTAAACTGTGGAAAGTCGTCGATTACTTTTTTATATAAATCAGTTGTTAACATAGGAAATACCATGTCTATTATTAAGTTGCATCGTGGCCAGTCTGAGGTCATTCATCATTTATACAAACCTATAGAAGTAGGATCAGCCGAATGGAAAATGCGTTTTACTGTTGTTGTTGGTTCTCGTGGTTTTGGCAAGTCTTTTTGCTCCGGTAGTGCTGTTACTTTAGCAGCTGGTGAATTAGAAACTCTAAACGAATCTGTACCTAACAAAAACATTGCTCTTCTTTGCGGTAGTCATACGCAGGTAACAGATATCTACTGGCCAATGTTAGCTTACCAATTTGGATTAGAGAGTCGTTGCTGGAAGCATTCCAGAACTCTGGGTAAGTTTGTGTTTGCAAACGGCACAGAAATTCGTTGTTGGTCAGCAGACGCTTATGAACGCTTACGTGGTTCTGGGCAGTACTTAGTAGTAGCTGACGAGTTACCATCTTGGAAGGTTCCTGGTGGTTCGCTTAAGGATGCTTGGGAGTCTGTTATTGAGCCTTGTATTGTTACACGTTGGTCTCCTAAACAAGCTGCTGCAGTTGGTGCACCTAGTCCAGGTAGAGCTTTGCTACCTTCAACGCCTCTAGGTAAAGACTATTTCTATGATTTAGCTCAACGAGAGCACATAGACTCTAGATGGAAAACCTTTAGTTATAGCTATAAAGATAGTCCTTTATTGTCTCAAGAAGAAATCGAGTTAGCTAAGAAGCACTCTGATCCTCTTAAGTTTGCTAGAGAATATGAAGCTAGTTTTGAAGAGTCTGGCTTAACCTTGTTTCATACCTTTCAACGTAAGTTACATGTTGATCCAGAGTTACCTGACTTTGACGAGTCTGAAACAGTACACTGCGCTATTGACTTTAACATCATGTTAAACTGCACTAGCTTTCATGCTATTCGTGGTGGACAAGTTCATACTCTTCATGAGTCTAAAGGCACGGCTAACACAGAAGAACTAGCTAAGCTGATCAGAGCTAAGTTTCCTAAAAACAGAATTGTCTGTTATCCAGATCCTTCTGGTAAATCTAGAAAGACTTCTGCTGCTGTAGGCGTAACTGATTTCAGCATACTTCGAGAGGCTGGTTTTACCGTTTTGGCTAAAGACAAGGCTCCTGCGATAGTTGATAGCGTTGCTGCTGTCAATCGTAAGTTACTTAACGCTAGTGGTGATGTTGACATGTTAGTCCATCCTCGTTGTACTGGTTTAATTAGTTCTTTGGAGCGTACTAGTTGGTTAGAGAACCGACCAGAAACAGCTACAATTGATAAGACACAGGGTGTAGAACACTTTACGGACGGTATTCGTTATTTTGTCGACTATCTTTGGCCTATTATTCATTCTCGTCCTACTATCATTGCTTCTTCAAGCTTCTAAAGCTTTTCTTATCTCAAGAGACCGATGTTCTTTACCTAGGCGATACATTAGACTCATTGCACTCACGATGACCTGAGCTTCTTGCAAAGAGGCTTTAGATTCATCTCTCGGACGGAAGTAGTAATCTCTTGCTGCTTCCTGTTTGAGATAAGTGTTAGCTGGTACTTCTAGGTATACTTCGCCTGTATCGTGGTTAAATTGAATCATTAGTTGTCGCCATTGCAAAAGCTACGAACAATTCAAGAAGGAAAGGCACATTAAATTTATGTGGCACTTGTTCTAGGCTAGAAAAGGTCTTCCACTTGCCATGATTGATTTTATAAGTCTGATTTGGACCAAAGACAATTGAATCATGACCAATAGTATATAACACGTTTAGTCCTGCTCGTTGATCGCGTACTAGTTGTTCTACTAGAGTGTCGAAGGTAGTGTGTTTAGTTCCATTATGCCAGTAGCAGTGTAACAGTCGGTCGTAGTGAACGTTTACTAGTTTTGTAGTCATTTAAGACTCCTTTGTTGTTATGGTAGAAGTGCCGAGTTTCGATCTCGGTCCAGAACAGTCATCTACTGCTAAAGGGTTTATAAGGCCCTCTTGTGTCCCAACACCCACTTCCATACTTGGCGACCCCGGCAGGACTCGAACCTGCGACATACTGCTTAGAAGGCAGTTGCTCTATCCAACTGAGCTACGGAGTCTAGGAGTTTTAGAAGGCCAGTTGTTATACCAGCCTTCTGCTTTATAGTTAAGAGGTAACCTCTACGATTTCAACTTCTTTCACTTGGGTATAGCTAATGAGCAAGTAGTGCATCATCTTAGCATCACCTTGGTCCATAGCTCCTGTTGTACGTTCAACAAGTTCACCGGTACCATCGATGTTGTAGGGAACCATCCACTTAACACGATACTTCATAGTTGACTCCTATGCTTCTAGTTGATCTAATTGAAACCACCACATACGTAACTTGGTTTCTGGGTGCTGAGTTTTAGACATCCACTTAGTACGTTTAAACCCTACTTCACGAAGCAACTTGTTTCCAGCATGCTGCTTGTTGTTAGTGAAACCCATAACTACAGCAAAACCTTTGCGTTTATTGTCTAACATTTCGTTAAGCAGAGCTTCTTTTGTCATAGGGATATCATCGTCGCCATAGTCTTCTGGATCCATAGCGGCAGTAGCTTTACCAAAACCAGAAAGAATACGAGCAGTGCAGCATGAGTCTACAGTTTCGATATTCATTATAGTTCTTCCTCTTCTTCTTCAATATCAAAAAAGACATTCACATCTGTCATAGGTGCTTCTGTAGTTTGAAGGTAGAAGTCGTGCTGGTAGTCTTCGTCCTTCCAATGTTTAGAAGATACAACAGGCAACTTAGTTTGTGTAGGAGTATTCATGGTAACCTCATTTGTAAAAGGTGTGATTTCCGACTTTTCCTAATCTGTATAACTCTTTAAAGTCATCAGGTTTAGGACCACTATGAAAGTATAAAGCTTCAGAGTTTGGTAGCTTTACAGTTCCTAGTTGGATCTCTACAGCTAGTCTTAGTATTTCGCCCCATAGTTTAGGTTCCTCTATTGGAAGTTTTTCAGTAGTCCAAGAAAACTGACCTTCTTGATAGACTACCCCACACACTGTATTAGGGAAGTCTTCAGACTGAACACGATTAGCAACAACTTTTGCTACGAGCAATTGTGCTTTTACCGGTTCACTTCTAGCTTCAAAATATAGAGCCTGAGCTAGGCAGAATACTGCTGCCAGCATTAGTTACCTCTCTAAGGAACAACTAACTCCGAAACAAAGTCTAGATGATTTTCAGTCATCTCGGCTAAGTCTTCATCTGTTACTTCGTTCCAATTTAGTTTATCAGTAGAACGTTGTAGCGTGTCATGTACACGATAGTACCACGTTGTTCCCTTATAGTCTATATAGACTTGAACTGTGCAGTCAATACACATCAGTTTATCCTTGGTAGATAGTAAATAGAAACATTAGCTTCATTTAGCATAGTTTTGGATTCTAGAAAATTTGAATACCAAGAACTTTCTTTTTCGATTGGTGGAGTTATAATCGCAGAGATTCCTTTCTGGATTATCAATCCTGAACATTTGCAACAACAAAAAGTGGTACAATAAAGTATGTATCCTTCCATTGAGTCATCCTTGCAGTTAATAATAGCATTAGTTTCTGCATGAATAACTAGTTGATTTTTTAAATCATTGTTATTCCATCGTTCAGGCGTATCAGCTACTCCTCTTGGAAAACCATTGTAACCAATAGAAGCGACTGTATTGTCAGGTCGAGCAATGACACAACCTACTTGTCTATTAGGATCTTTAGACCAAGAGGCTACTAGTTTTGCCATACTGAAAAAGCGATCAGGCCAAGTAGTCATTGTTGACTCTCCTAGTTATTTGCATTTCATCAGAATACGAATGAAAAGATTTGTAAAATAAGTAGGATTAGTAAAAAAGAACTCATTATTATTATTTTTATTTTCTATTAAAAATTAAGGGTTATTCCAATTAGTTCCATAAAGTTTTAAGCCAAACCAATCTTTTTTTAATTGGTCCTAACTCTGTTGTATGAGGTAGTATTGCTGCTGTTGTTAAGTCTTTTGCGGTAGTAATAGGATCGGTTACTACTACAGGTAAGACTTCTTCAATAGTAGATTCTCCATTAGAAACTTTTAAAGTTAGCACTAAGTTTTCTAAAGAGAAGCTAATATAGGCACCAAATAAAGCACCTAAAAAGCCAAAGAGTAAGTAAGTTAAGAGTTTATTTTTTAGGTTATTGTTTATTTCCAACTTTTTCCTCCTTATTTATTTCTTCCTCAATGGACAATCTCGTCCTTGGTTACAGTCGTGGTTACAGGGTGGACAGGTCATTTCCCCTCCAGTTCAGCCAGCACGGCGCGGGCATCCTCACAAATGCCATAGGCCGTAATGTGTAAATCTCTGTCCATGGCATCTTGGCAGTAACATATGTTATCACCAAGGTCTCCAGCATCTTCCATCAGATTCCGCAGCGCCTCCACCGCTTTAGCGAGTTTGGCTTCTGCCGCTCCCCACTTTTTAATCCAAGCCATTGCCTCTGAATGCCATTGCTTTACTTCGCTTTCCAACTCTTCGATGCGGTCGGCTGGGTCAACCATTTTCCCGACATCAGGAATATGGTCGTTGGCTACAGTCACAGCGGGCAGGGCGCGGATGTTCCACGCAGCGATGGCTTGCTCTTTTCTATCTGATCCAACTTCTGGCATAGCGTGACAATCATAATTATTACATTCAATGACATAGCTTATTTGTCGATTTAAATCGTCATAGACTTGGATGAGAGGGTTGGTTCCACAAAACGGGCATGGTTTCAGATCGTCACTCATCTTTGACCTCCACATACTTCACTGCAATGCGGGTGGCGGAAAGTTTGGCCCATGCTATTGCATCTGCTTTTTCTTTATAAGCATGGCAAATACCGTCTTTATACTCATTCATCCAGATCACCTTGGGTTCGGCATAGGGTGTGATCACTTGGAAAGCGATAATATCATAAGATCCAGTGAGGTGTAGCCAAGACCGTCTCCAGCCGATTGCAAGATCAGTAAATGATCCAGTAGTACCACGACACCACACTTGAACTTTAGTATTAGGATGCACAGGGCAGTCGCCACCGTTCCAGCCGTGGATTTCACCGTTGTTATAGTCAGTCATTTTTGGCTCCATACCTTCTGCATAGCGTTTCATCTGTGCCTTTGCCTCCTCAAGGTAGTTACTAGCACCACCAACACCACCTGTCTCATCAAACCATACAAACACATTTTCACCATATTGGTAGATGTCTGGTTCTACTCTAATAGGATAGGTTGTCATTTCCAAACCCTCGCTTCTACGTTGTAACCTTCAAACCGATGTACAAGTACCACTTCATAGCCTTGTAGTTGGGCTGCATGTTTTCGAAGATGACGTCTGAAAGCCTTGTAGCTTCGACAGTGACAACAAGTAGAAGAACCCTCAGGGAAAGGGCCTTCTGTCTTCCACTGTCTAGTTTTGTGGCACCACCACAAAGTGTCATACTCTGCGTTTCCAAAGGTTGTTATCCAAAGGAAACGACTAGAAAGAATACGTTTACGTAGACCAGCTTCAAAGGTTGTTATTGTTTTCATTCTAGTGATTCCATGAGATTACTGTCTGACCAAGCCTCTTCATAAGCTTGATCGGCTAGCGCTTCCCAACGACCATAGACTTGTGGGTTAAAAGCTGTTGCAATAACACCAACAAGTATAAGATAAGTCAAGAGAGAGTTAATAAGTTTCATAGCATTTAACATAGTTTTCACCTCTTAGCGATAAAGAAGAATGAGAGTTCTTTGGGGGTTGTCAGTAGGTTCAGTTAGAAGATTTCTAGCTATATTTCTCTTTAGGGGGAGGGGGGTTGTAGTAGGTTAGTTAGAAGATAAAGATTATTATTCTTCTTTTATTTAAAAGGAGTATCTTCTTTAGCACAAGGTATCCATACACGTTTATGTAAACCAACTAAGTTTTCTCTGTTACTATAACGATAATGCTTTTTAGTATTAACAGCAACAATTGTCATTAAACCTTCTTTGTTAACTGCAAAACGATTATCAGCACGATAGTAACCTTCAGCTGTATGAAAGTTATCATTTGCTACTTCTAGTTTCTGTACATCTGCTACTTTAGTCATTCCATCCATCCTTTGTTGTGTAAGACACTTTACGAATTCCAAACGCTTCTATGGCTCGTTGACAACCTGTACAAGGACAACTAGCAGCCAACGACCCATCTTTTAACACTCTTGCCACGTAGAGCTCACAGTCACTCAGTACTGCTGCTCCGTGTCTATGTATAACCTTTACTATGCAGTCTAACTCTGCATGCAACCAAACTGCTTCAGGGTGCTTACAGAAACGACCAGCTAGAGGGTGAGTCTTTTCTTTGTTGACTCCTGTAGCTAACACACGGCCTTTATAGACTAGAGCAGCTGCATGCTTTGCTCTGAACACTGGTTGGCTTGCAAACGCTAACCTCAGGACTCTTTCTTTTGGTTCCACGATCGGCCTAACTCGAAAATTTCTTTGAAGTCTTCTTTACTAGGACGGAACATTCTAGTACCTATTTTTTTGTAAGCCTCTTCCCAAGGCTCTTGCTTATTATAAACAGTATACTCAATATGACCATTAGGAGTGTAAACTTTATGTTTACCAGTAAGTCTATCTACTCTAAGAACACCAAGGTTAGGATGTTCTACAATGACCTTACCTGACTCCCAGTAACTATCACTAATGTAGTAGACTTCTTTGTTATTTAAATATACAGGCTTTGACCAGTCAATCATACTACATACATTCCTTCAGGTAGCCCTAAGGCGGTTAACAGTTCTTTAAACTGATTGTTTGTAAACTCGACTACTTCATAGCGATCGAGGTCCTCATTCCATTGACGCACAAAGACTCCTTCGCTGTCTAGTAGTACTTCAACATCTTCTAGTTGACCACTCTGATCTAGAAGAGTTACTACTGTTTCTCGAAACTGATGCTCTACTGTAAAACTCAACGAGTCACCGCTTGATACCAGTACAGCCCTTCTTTGTAAGTTGATCCTACTAGGCTCCAACCTAGAAGAATCATACGCTGACAGTCTTTTAACAGAGTAGCTTGTGACGCTGCTCTTAACATTGTTTGTGTCATGTCGACTCCAGTTTGAAAAAAAAAAATGTAACTAAACCCCAAAGGATTTAGAAAAGAGCTTTATGTAAGAAGAAAAAAGCTCGAATTGTTAGACGAAATAGGAAGTAGATACCACAAATAAATATTAGTGTATATGCATCTGTAAACATTAATTTTACCTTTCGAAAAAAAAAAAATAGCACAACCTGTTAGGGTCATGCTATTTCTTTGTTAAACACCAAGTTTTACACGGTCTTCAGTTCCCTGAAGAGTAGACTCAACCAGCCTACCATAGGCCAATCGTTGTTCTTTGGTCATAAGCTCAAGTAACTTCTGAGTTGGTCGTAACCAAGTCTGGTTAACTTGAACTTCAGCATGACCATCTTTATTAGTACGATAGTTCATTACAAGAACTCCTTCCAGTTCATAGTTACAGTTAACTCAGTTGAAACATAGAAGATCCAATCAGGTTGATCAGAAACCTTATGATCTTTCACTACCATCTTCACTTCGGCTTCAGACTCAACAATTTGAGATCTGTAGTTGTGATTACTAGTAGCGTCCCAGACAAGTATGTAGAACATTTCAGCCTCCAAAGCCATAAGCTACCCAACCAAGTACAAACGGTACTGCAAACACCAACACAGCTCCGATGATATCTTCTAGATGTTCTTTCATTTTCAACTCCATTGTTGAGGTTTTGTTTGCGATGCAGTTTAAAGACTTGCATCAGGTCTTAGGCTTTATTGACCTTGACGCATGTAGTAATCGCCAAGATCTTTGTAGGCATTGCTAAGATTCTCCAAAGCTCTACCATAAGCTTCTTCAAACTCATAGTCTTCAGGTGCAGTATGTAGAGTTCCCACTACATTCTTCAACCCTTCTTTTGCAATGTCTACTTTAGTCTGAGCATGATCTACACACTCCTTCAACCAAAACCTTTCATACATATCGCAAGCTTTTTCAAGCTCTTGATTTCTACGAAAGAACTTAAGTAGCTTAGTCAACATTTTCGGCTCCATTGTTGGGAATTTACTAACGTCAGTTATGAGCAGTTTATACACCTACTCAGGTGTTAGCACTACCAGGAGGGATCTTTAAGATCCTCCCAGTCCGTAGTGGCAATTGAAGTTTTCACTTCAACCTTACCACGGCAGAAACTGCAAATCCTTGCGGATTTAACAGTCTTGTCAAACACCAAGTAATCCTTGGTATCGACCTGAACACGATTCTTACAGATATAGCATCTGCAAGACACGCGGTAGTAAACTCCCATGGTAACCTCCATTGTTGGGAATTGAACCTATGTAAGCACAGCTGAAACTGCTGTCATGTTTTTAGCTAGAAGATAGACTCCGTAAACAACCAAGGCTGTGTAAACAGAATGAATCAACAGTTCTTTTGCAGCTTCGATAAGTAGCTTCATTTCTGACTCCATTGTTGAAAGATGATAGTCTGTCTTACGCCGTTTCCCTCACTTTTTTACCAGTGAAACGACCTTCTTCTAGCAACTGCAAAAGAATTTCGAAAGCATCTTCCGACTTTGCATAGAAGCACTCAGCCCAAGTATAACCAGGTTTTAACTTCCGGTCACACACGTATTGTCCGAAACGTAGTCGACGAAGGTCTAAGTCTTTAGACCAAGTTGACCATAGTTCACGCAATTCGTTTAGTGTCAACTCCATCATGCTACCCTCGTTACCTTTATCTGGTTATCGATTGTAGTGCTTTTAAACTTACGTTTAAACATCTTGGAGTAGTAATCCATCCGAGAGCTAAAGGTTTTCTTATCCGCGTTTGTTGGACATTTTACAAACGCACTCTCTCCTACCTTCAATTCAATGAAGAAGTCATTCCACTTACCATGATAACCACTGCTCATTTGACGCTCCTTGTTGTCGGGTTAAGTAGTTAGATGCATGCTTAGCTTAGAACGCCAAAACTAGACTGTAAACTAAGGCACCTGCAAAAGGTGTTTTAGTATCAGAGTACTTTAGCAACGCTTTAGTTACTGCAGCTTCTTTCGAGTCAGCATCTACTCGAAGAGTTTTACTGTAACCACTTTCTCCATCTTCAGAAACAAAATGAAGATCAACAATGTACTGCAAAGCAGAAACACCATCTTTGATTTCCACAGTCTCATGCTTCGTAGTCTTCATCGTGACACTCCTTGTCTTTGATTATCTCATTATAGATACACACTTTTCCTCACTTTTTTTAAGGATTTTTTATGACTAAAAGAACTCGTCTTCGCCCTTCTAAAACAGAAGTCCAACCACGACCTTTAGTTCAGAAAGCTGTTCACATACAGCCTAAGACAGCCAATCAAGATCGACTACTTAGAGCTATTGAACAAGCTCAGTTGATCGTTACTATCGGCCCAGCCGGTGTAGGAAAGACTTGGTGTGCAGTTAACGCTGCTGTTAACCTATTAGTACAAGGAAAAGCAAAGTCAATTATTCTAACAAGAGCAAATATTCCAACAGGTCCTACTTTAGGTTCATTTCCTGGAGACATCGGAGACAAGTTAGGTCCTTGGTTAGCTCCAATGGTTAACGTTATTAAACAAAGACTAGGTTCTGGAGACTACGATGCTAAGAAACATTCAGGACAAATTCAATTTCAACCTCTAGAAACTATTCGTGGTGCTTCTTACGAGAATGCTATTATTCTTGTTGACGAGGCTCAGAATCTAAGTTATGAAGAAGTGAAAGCAGTTACTACTCGCATCGGTGAGAACTCTAAAATGGTTCTTATGGGTGATCCTATGCAAAGAGACACACGAGACTCTGGTCTTGTTGAGTTTAAAAAGATTATTAACAAATATGACTTAGAAATTCCTATTGTTGAGTTCACAGTTGATGACATTGTGCGCTCAGACATTGTAGCTGTGCTTGTTAAGGCCTTCATAAAGCACGAAAAAATCTAACATCTACACAACCCGTTGTTTTTAAGTCTTAAATTTAAGGTCTTTTAAACTTTCTGAAATTACAAAATTAAAGGGAAACAAAAATGGCTAGAAATCAAGCTATTATTACTGTCACAAAAGCTGACTGGGTTCAGCTCACTAATGCCGACGCTACTCAAATCTCGTTCCAGCTACTATCACCAGAAGAAGCTCCTAGTGGTATCTACTTGTTAGTTACAGATGATGCAACCAAACCCACAGCAGCAGCTGGCTGGCGTTATGAAGGCGAAACTGATCTAGATTTTAACCGTACCACTCTCAGCTATCGTGCTGGTGCTGGTGCACCTAAGCGTGTTTGGGCTAAAGCTATCACTCGTGATCTAGATGTGATTTATTCAGATAACAGTCTATAAGGAGTAGCCTCATGGCTCAGATACCTACTACATCGACTAAGACAAGTGTCGGAACAGCTACCTACGAGTATGAGTCTATGACACGTATCTGGAAGCGTTGCCGAGCTATTCTTAATGGTGAACTTTATACTAAAGAGCATGATCGCTACATCGACACTATTAACTACACTAACCTTTTAGTTCCTTTCAGCACTCGTATGAGCCAAGAGCAATATCGTTGGTATGTTGCTGAAGCAGAGTTACCAGGGCTAACCTCTCAGTATGCTAAGATCCTTACTGGTGGTTTGCTACGTAAGCCTCCTCAGATTGACTTTCCTGATACTGTTCCAGAAGAAGCAGAATATTGGATTCGTAATCACTTTACAGAAGATGGCAGAGCTATTATTGCTTTTCTTGACTCTGCTATTTGGGAAGAGCTTTCTACTAGCCGTGGTTGGGTTTCAGTAGACTTTCCTATTGTTGAAAACTATGCTAACCTTGATACAGATCAAAAGAAGATGATTGCACCTTATCCTGTTCTTTGGAGAGCAGAAGATGTTATCAACTGGCAAACAGGCTTAGATGCTGCTTCAGGGCGTCCTATTCTTACTAGAGTAGTGTTTCGTTACATTGACCGTACTTATAGAGAGTCTGCTTGGCATCCTGATCTCGAAGTAGTTGCTGTAGATCATTATCTTGATGACGCTGGTGTTTATAGGGTGCAATATTACAAGAAAGAAGGAGCTACAACTGTAGATCTGATTAACGGTGATTTACGCATGACTCAGATCTTTGGAACTGAAATCTTTGCTAATGATCACTGGATTCCTGCTGGTGACCCTATCACTCCAATGATGTGGGGTGAACCTATGAGACGACTACCTATTTTCCCACTAAATGGTGAAGTAGGTCTTGAAGCTCCTATGTTGACTCCTTTGATCGACAAAGAAATCGCTCTCTACAATAAAGTCTCTCGTCGTAACCACTTAATGTATGGTGCTTCAACCTTTACTCCTGTTGTATTCTCTGACATGGGTCAAGAAGACTTTGCTTCAGTTGTTAACGCAGGTCTAGGTTCTTGGATCAAACTAGGGGCTAATGACAAGATCGATGCCTTCAAGACTCCAACAGATGCTCTTGTAGATATGGATCGTGCTATTGAATCTTCTCTTGCAGAGATGACTCGTATGGGTGTTCGTATTCTTGCTCCTGAAGGTGATCAATCTGGTATTGCTCTAGAAATCCGTAACTCAAGCTTAACTGCACAGCTAGGTCTACTAAATAACAAGCTTTCTGCTACTATGAAAGAAGTTATTAAGCTAATGCTTCGTTGGCGTTATGGTAAAGATCTTGATGTCAATGATCTTGAATTTAAGCTATCAGCAGACTTCAACCCAACACCTCTTGGCTCTGAGTGGGCACGTCTAGTTACTGAATGGTATCAAAATCGGTTGATTCCTCGTTCTGTATGGCTATCTGTTGCTAAACAGCATGATATTCTTCCTTCTGACTATAATGATGAACAAGGTATGGAAGAAATCGGTCAAGATCCTCTTATTCAAGATAACAGTAGCTTTAGTATTGATGAACAGGCTATGTGATGCCGTTAAAGAAAGGTTATTCACAAAAGTCTATCTCAGCTAATGTAAGTAGAGAAATGAAAAGAGGCCACTCTCAAAAACAATCTGTAGCTATTGCGTTGTCAGTAGCTGCAGAGGCTAAAAAGAAAGCCAAAAAGAAGAAAAAATAATAGTATCGTAGTCTCCTCATAAAGACTAAAGAAACAAACCCAGCTGAGGCTCGGTAGAGGAGAAACAACATGGCACGTAGTAAGATCACATCTACGTCACAAGATCTCATTTCTGATAATGGTTCAGTCCTAGTCAGTCTTGTAGATGGTGAACAATTACAACAAGATGTAACATTGAACTGGTTAACTAACTTAACTGGTTATACTCTAAAGGTAAATGTTATTGAAGCTTTAAACATCGGTGACGGTAAAATACCAGTACTAGCTAGACCTAGTGGCATTATAACACAGTTACCTATTATAGATGCTACAGTAACAGACAACACCTTTAAAGTTATTTTTACTGAAGAACTAATTACTGCTTGGACAGTACAACCTACTCCTGATAAGCCTGTTTATGGCTTTATTGAACTAGAAGTACGAGACCCTGGCATTGGTAATCTAAAGCAAATCTGGAAACCTGTAAGAGGCCTAGTAGAAGTACTCTACTCTCCAACGGAGTTCTAAGATGACTTACAAGATAACAACTAAGAACGATAAACTAGAGATTTCTTTAGAAAAAAATGAGTTAGTAACAAAAGTAGTTCAACCAGAGTATAAAGTATCTTTAGCACGGACAGGTGGTCAAGGTGCTAAGGGTGATACTATTACTTCTGCTTACCTTGATGCTAATAGGCATCTAATCATTGTGGTACTAACTTCTTCTGGTCAGACAGTAGTCACGGATGTTGGTTATGTAGGCGCTATTCCAGCCCTAGACGATGTAACTAATGTTACTATAACTGACTTAGCAGATAAAGACTATATTGCTTATGAGGCTAGCACTCAACAGTATAAGAACTATAAGCTAACAACAACTAGGATGCTTGATGTAAATAACACAGCTAGAGCTGATGGTTCTGTTCTTGTTTACAATGGAACAACGCAGCAATATACAGCTACTAATACAATTAATAATCCTAACTTAATCATTGTCGGAGGTACTTTCTAATGGCAACTAAAATTATTCATAAAAAATCGAATACAGTAGGTGCGGTACCTCTTTCAACTGATCTAGAAATCGGTGAACTAGGTCTTAATCTTGCTAATCGTAAAATTTATACTAAAAACAACATTGGTGTAGTAGTCTCACTAGGTTCACCTTTTGTTGGCTCTGTAGCTCCAGGCTCTCCTAACTCAGGTGACCTTTGGTATGATACTTCCAGCAACTTCTTAAAGTTCTTTAATGGTTCTGCTTGGGTCATTACTGGCTTCACTTCCCTATCTCAATATCAAGTTTATGCTTCTTCTGATGAGTTAAATATTCTTGACGGTGCAACGCTAACAACTACTGAGCTAAACTATGTTGACGGTGTAACGAGTGCTATTCAGACACAACTAGATGGTAAGTCTTCAACTACTCACAATCATAGCTTGAACTCTCTATCTAACGTTACAATTACTTCTAATACTCCTGGTGAACTTCTAGCTTGGAGTGGTAGTGCTTGGATTAATAATACTCTTTTTGAAGCTGGTATTCAACCTGCAGGCTCTTATCTTACAGCAGAAGCAGATACTCTACAAACGGTTACTGATCGTGGAGCTACTACTACTACTGCGGTTAGTATTACTGACACAACTACTTCTACCACTGCCGCTACAGGCGCTCTAATCGTATCTGGTGGTGTTGGCATCGGTGAAAATCTTAATGTTACTGGTAACGCTGTTATTACAGGTAACTTGACTGTTATCGGTACTACTACAACTGTAAACAGTACTATTGTTGAAATTGGTGATAACATTATCATCCTGAATGCTCATGAGACTGGATCTCCTACACAAAACGCTGGTTTTGAAGTAGAAAGAGGAACAGCAGCTAATGTTCAGTTTATCTGGAATGAGACTACTGATTCTTGGGACTTCGGTTCCTACCCAATTTCAAACGTAGTTATCGATGGTGGTACCTACTAAACTTACAAGGGGATGGCTTCTATAGTCATCTCCTTCCTTTTGGAGAAAAGCCCGATGGCAACGAAAATTATTCTTAAGAAGTCTTCTGTTACAGGACAGGCTCCTATCTCTACAGACTTAGATGTTGGTGAGCTAGCTGTAAACTTAGCAGACAAACTACTTTACTCTAAAGATGGCACAGGTGCTATCATTCAGCTAGGAGGTAGTGGTACTGGTGGTGCAACTACACTAGACGGCCTGACAGATGTAGTCATAACTACCCCTACTACAAATGAAGTTTTAAAGTACAATGGAACTAACTGGATCAACACTGTAGACGCTACAGGTTCTGGTTCAGAGCTACAACAGCTAACAGTCTACAACGGTACTGGTTCAACTATTGTTAAAGGCTCTGTCGTTTATATCAACGGTGCTCAAGGACAAAAGCCTAGCATCGCCCTAGCTAGTAATGCCTCAGAAGCTACCTCAAGCAAGACTTTTGGCTTTGTTAGTGCGGATATCGCTAACGGTGCTGACGGTGTGGTTATTACCTCTGGTATCGTGCCTAACCTCAACACCTCAGGCTTAACAGAAGGTGGCCCTATCTACCTTTCCTCTACTGCTGGCCAGTATACACAAACTAAACCCTCTGCTCCTAATCACCTAGTTTCTCTTGGTTGGATTATGAAGGCTGGTTCAGGTTCTTCTGGTAGGCTCTTAGCTCACATTCAAAATGGTTTTGAGCTACAAGAACTACATAATGTTTCAATCCCTTCTCCTACTGATGGTCAAGTTCTTACTTTTAATAGTACAACAAATTTATGGGAAGCTGAAACTCCAGTTCTTATTGATACCTTTTTAGAGTTAACTGATACTCCTGACACTTATGTTGGAGCAGCTAATCAATTAGTAGGGGTATCCGCTGGCGCAACTGGTCTAGGTTTTACTAATGAAATTCAAATTTCAGAGTTTGTTCTATCAGCAATGTCTGCCCCCACTACACCTAGCTCAGACTCTATGTCTATCTATGTAACTGCATCAGGCACTACTCCAAATAGAGAAGTTGCTTATAAAATTAAAAATGAATTAGGACAAGAAATCATATTGTCTAGCGTATTGGTGTAACATGAGCAAACTTATAGTATCAGGATCAGGTGTCCGTGTAACTTCTTTAAGAGGTAGCACTAGTGTACCTTGGGTCCGTAATCCTTCTTGGCCAGTTTGTGAAGCAAATTCAGGTGACAACAAAGTAACTGGTCTTTATGCCGTTTGGCCTGAAGGTGGTAACTTTATCTCTATGACAAATGCTGGGGACTATACCGTTAACTACGGTGATGGTACTACAACTAACTATGCAACTGGTGTGCAAGCTAGCTACGAGTATGACTATAGCAATGCAGCCTTAGATGGCACTAATGCACCCGTAACCTTTACAGGTGCTACTAACACAGTCAATCGTACTGCACATGGCTATACTAACGGTATGGCAGTAAAATTCTATAACATTGCTACAACAACGGGCATTGAAAAGGCGCAAACTTATTATGTCACCAATGCTACAACTGACACCTTTCAAATAACCCGTAAACGATATAACTCAGTAACTGTAGCCGCACAAGATTCTACTCCAACTGGCGTATTCTTTAAGCCTGATGGTTTAAAGATGTATACCACTGGTTCCACAAACGATAGAGTGTATGAATATAACCTAGCTGCTGCTTGGGATGTTTCAACTGCTACTTTTTTACAATTCTTCAGCGTAGCAACACAAGAAATTATTCCAACAGATGTATTTTTTAAGCCTGATGGTCTAAAAATGTATATCATCGGAAATGGTGGCATAGAAATAAACGAATATGACCTAAGCAGTGCTTGGAATGTAAGCACTGCCACTTTTGTGCAATTGCTTAGTGTTGCTGCTAGAGATACTGGTCCAACAGGTTTATTTTTCAAAACTGACGGCTTAAAAATGTATTTTACAGGTGCAACAAACGATAGCGTATATGAGTACAACTTAAGTACCGCTTGGAATATTTCAACCGCTACTTTTAGTCAATCTTTCAGTGTATCATCTCAGGATGGTACTCCTCAAAGCATACACTTTAAATCTGATGGACTAAAGATGTATATGCTTGGTTCTACTAGTGATAAGGTATATGAATATAATCTGAGTTCCGCATGGGATATTTCAACCGCTACCTATTCGCAAAATTTTAGTACACTTCCAGAAACAGCACCGACCTTTATGTTCTTTCACCCCGATGGTACAACAATGTATGTTGGTGGTTCTGGTATTGATGTTGTCAATGGGTATACTTTAAGCACTGCTTGGAATGTCTCTACTGCCACTCTTAGTGTAGAAGCCACAATCGTCGATTTCACAAATGATGGATCAGCGACACTACTACCATATAAAATTGCTACAGTAACAGTAACACCACAAGGTGGGTCTAACCTTACCAGTATTAACCTTGGCGTGAAGCATACTCAAAGCGGTCTTGTGAGTGGCTATGCTACTGGCTGGCTTGATATGGCAATTGCGGGTGCAAATATCACAACTTTGACTATTGCAAATAGTTCACTATTAACAATACACTCGTATTTAGAACGTGCTAGAATAAATCAACTTGGTGCTGTTACAACCCTTGCTTCTCTTTTTTTATATTGCCGAACCCTTCAAAATGTAATTATCTCTGATACTATAACTACAGTAACAACTATGACTGGTATGTTTTCTAATTGTTATTCACTAACTACAGTACCCATATTTAACACTGCTTCAGTAACAACGATGGCTAATATGTTTAATGCTTGTTACTCACTTACAACTGTACCTTTATTTAATACTGCTTCAGTAACAACTATGGCTAGCATGTTTAATGGCTGTTATTCACTTACAACAGTGCCTCTATTTAACACTGCCTCAGTGACAGATATGATTACTATGTTTGCTAATTGTTACTCACTTACAACTGTACCTTTATTTAATACTGCTTCAGTAACAACTATGGCTAGCATGTTTGATAACTGCCCCGTACTTACATCAGTGCCACTGTTTAATACTGCTTTAGTAACAAATATGACTAGCATGTTTAATAATTGTGGTGCACTTACATCAGTACCCTTGTTTAATACTGCCTTAGTGATAACTATGGCTAGCATGTTTACTAGCTGTGGCGCACTCACAACTGTACCCCTGTTTAATACCGAGAGAGTAACAACTATGGCTGGTATGTTTACTAGCTGTCTTTCGCTTACAACTGTACCACTGTTTAATACCGCCAGAGTAACAACTATGGCTACTATGTTTAATAATTGCAAATTACTTTCAACAGTACCTTTATTTAATACTACTTCATTAACAATTATG